CTCTCAGCCATCTCTAAGGGACAGCCGCCTCTATCATCTATCACCATGCGGGTTAAGTCCCACTCCCCGCCTATCAGTACCACCTTGAGTTTATTCATAAACTATGTACCACTTGCCTACTTTCTTACCACCCCATCCAAAGCTAGTGTTAGCTGCTGCTCTCGCTTCCTTTGCTGTGTATACATAGGCAAACTGCTTGAGATGTACCTCACCCTTACCGGGTTCTAAGAAGTATCTGCCAGTCTTTTTACACTGGAAGATGTACCCCCTCACTGCTCTATTTGAAGACATCGACAATCTCCCATATATCAGCGAGGATAGCATCATGTGCCTCGGCTATGTCGTTATCAATACGTCCATCAGGCTGTGCATCTGATGGCTCCACTAGGTTACGGATAGCCTTAAGAACTTTAAGTCTTTCATCAGCTACCTTGATGTGTGGTTCACAGATAGTTTCTATGTCATCACTGGTGGATACGTTGCCAGTGTCAGGGCTATCGTCATCAGAAACGTCATCACTATCAGCAGTACCACTGTCGGTATCACTAGGCTCATCGGCTTCGTCTGGTTCCCGTAGTCCGAGTTCAATCTCCTTGTCATAGATTGCCTGCTCTCGTTGTTCGAGGTCATGTAGCTTGTCCTCTTGTTCCTTAACTGCTTTAGCCGCATCAATCTCTTTCTTGTTTTCAATCGCTTTAATCGAATCATCGAACTTGGTATAGAGGACATCCAACTTCTCCTTGATGGTCGCTGCTTCGGCATCAATCTGCTTACCCTTGGCTAATACAGGTGCCTTAGTCTCTTTGCGTAAGTCTTCAAGGTTGAGGCGTGCATCCTTAATCTCCTTACGGCAGTCCTTGGCTGACTTCATACCCTTAGGGGTAGAACAATCAATGATGATACTGCTGTACTCTTCCTCGAATACTGCGAGGTCTTTTCTAATGTCGGTGTATACTACCAGCTTACGTGCTGCCATGTTGTTTAGCCTTATGAAACTTGTCTAGTTTCTGTTGAAGTTTAACTACTTGCATGTGCAACCTGCCTATCTCGACACGCTGCTCATGTATCAGTTCATCATGAAGACCAATGACACGATAGAAATGTTCCTCGGTCATCGGCATCATCTCACCCTTAGGTGGGCTTATAGCTTTCTCCATTCTCTCTTCTCAGCCTTGGTTACTAACTCTACTGCACCTAGTGCTATCGCTGCACAGTCAGGGCATGTGAGTACACCATCTGTTGTGACGAAGGTCTTAACATCATCACCACACAGAGTTTCAAAAGGCTTGCCTCTTAGGTGTGTTACACCATCTTTAGTCGTTAATACTTTAGCCATTAACCAATCACTCCTGTTCTTGAACACCATGTCATCACTGCTACTAATACAGCGAACCATGTAAACAACTTAAATGCGCCTTGCTTATCCATTCTCATCTGCCTCGAATGCTTTGACAAACATCTTACACGTTTCACTACGTACGATGTCATCACTTGTAAACTCATGCACATCTACGGGTAAGTTATGTCTATCGGCTAGCCCTGTGATGTACTCTAAACCTTTGCCTGTGTTGTCACGTTGGGTAACATCACCCATCAATACAAGCCGTGAGTTCTTACCGATACGAGTGACGATAGCTTTCACCTCATCAATCTCTAACTGCTGGCTCTCATCAAACAACAGGATGGCATCATCAAACGATTGACCACGTATGGTTTCAATAGGTTGAATCTGTATCTGTCCTCGCTTCACTGCCAGCTCATAGAACCCTGCACCTAGTTGACGTTTGAGTGTGTTGGTAATAGACATCAGCCATGGTGCCATCTTCTCTTCTACTGTACCGGGGAATGCCCCTAAGCTCTTGCCTGTTGGTACATTAGGACGAGAGATTACGATAGTACCTATGTTTCTATTAGCCAGCTCCTGTGCTGCTATGCTTGCTGCTAAGAAGGTCTTACCTGTACCTGCCACACCTAGCACGATGGTACACGTACAATTCTTAAGCGACTCCATGTACTCGGACTGTCCTTGGTTGAGCGGTTTGATACTTACGTTGGGACGTTCCTTCTCTTGGTCTACTGGTACATAGTCTGCTGTCTGTTTAGCTTTGTATTCATTAGCTCTCTTGTTGCGTTTCATATGGTTACTCGTTGGTTAATCATAATCATTGTCAAGGTCTAGTATCCAATTCAATAGTATAAGTAATGCCACTATTGCTAGTGCTGCTAGGATGTTAAGCCACATCTTCATCATCCTCGACTGGAATGTAAAAGTCTACTGTACCTGTAGGGTACTTAGTCCACTGGTCTAGCAACACTCTACAGTGTGGTAGATACTGGTCAGTGGGTGTACGTAACATGTATAATAAGTCTGCGTTCTCTCTAAACATCGTAAGGGGTGTGCCCTTCAACGTCCGAGGCTTGTCCGGGAATAGATTGTCCGGGTTAAGTTCTTCATCAGTCCACCATGGGCTATACTCAAACTCTTCTAAGCCATAGCGTATGCAGTATGCATCGTATACAATCTGACACATCATGCTGATGTCATCGCCTGCTGGTTCTAGTAGCTTGGTTGCCTTCTTGCTACCTATGCCGGGGCTACCTCGCTTACCACTGAGTCCCTTGATGTTATCAGCCGTGTCTCCCATCAACATCTGATGATAGAAGTTACGCCAGCCATCAACCTCAGTGATTACATACACACCCTCGTCCCTCTTGTTCGGGTTAACGTGCATGCCTGCCTGTTGTGCCAAGTCTTTATCAATGGTAGACAGTACGTAATCGACACCATCTATACCACTGCCTCTATGTAGTGCCATGCAAGCAGCATCATCTGCCTCCCACTTGTCGTACACCTTGGCTCCGTGATGCTCTATGTAATAGTTACGGATGTTATCGTAATGGAACGGCTTGCTTAGCTTGTCCCTATTACCCTTGTACTTCTGTATGGTTGCGAGGTGATGTCTGAAACAATTACCACCCTTGGTTAACAACAGCACTGAACGATGACAACCTGTGAAGTCCAGTATATTATTCACGAACTTCTTAGATGTACTCAGCGCATAACTGATAGGCTGTATGTCCTCCGTGAAGTCGTACTCCAACTCCTTGTCAGGGTCGTTGACCATCTGCCACTTGTTAAGCTCTCGCTTGTCCTTGCCCTGCCATACCACCACGCCTGCTGGTGTGCTTAGTGTGTGTTCTTTCTGCTGTGTCATGAACCCAATGGCATAGACACTACTGTCGGCATCGTTAATGAGTACCTTCTCTTTCTTAATGCGGCTTACTCGTGGCATCTAAGTCTCCCATCCAGTCAAATTCTAAGTCACTCGCTGCTATCTCAGCCATTGCTACCACCGAAAGGTGTAGAGTTTTAGGAGAGAAGGCGTTAACATCCTCACCCTCACCCATGCAATACCCTAAGAACATAGGACTAAGCATGCACTCAGGTTCCTTAGCCCACACCTGTAGTATCTCTACATTAGTCATGGTTGTTGCCTTAGTTTCTCCATCATACTGAACGGGTATGCTATCAATTGCTAGGACTATGAACTCTTGTATCAATTGCTTTAGTCTTGCTCTATCCATGGTACGTCCTCGTTTCAAAAGGGTATGTCATCATCAAAATCTATTTCACTTGCCTTGCACATAAGTTTGAGCCAGTGCCTATCGACTGTCATAGTTTGGCTACCGTTTACTATGGTAACCATGACACCTGACTCACATTGTATAGGGCTGTTGGTTGCAGTGACCTTGAAGCTTACGCCTTCGGTCTTCTTGTTCCAACCATCCAGCTCCACTATGTCACCTGTATACAACTCAGTTGTGTTCGATAGCTCCCTCTTATTCGGGGATGTCATCATCGTATTCGGGTTCGTTCTGACTACTCTTGCCTCGCTTTGAGGTGCCACCACCGTACACTTGCTCCTCGTACTGGTCGTACAAACGAATAGCTTCCTCGTCACACAGTGCCGCTATTGCATCGAACCCTGCACTCTTCTTAGTAGGTTTAGGTAATACGCCTGCTGTCTGCATCAAACCGATAAGGTTAATGGCTGTGTTCATACACGCTTGTCTGCGTATCATGTTGTCCTTCTGCTTCCACTCATCCTTGCTCATCGTAGTGTCAGAAGACCCTTTCCCGGTTCCTTTGTTACCACTGCTACGGTTACTAGAGCCACGGCTGTTACTGCTGCTAGCACTACCTCGGGCTGAGTTACTGCTACCTCTACTACTGCCGCCACTACGCGAGGAGGAACGACCACTGCTCCGACTATCGTTGCCACTAGAGCGGCTACTGCCTCGGGAATTTGAACTACTACGGCTGTTACGCTTTGGCTCACCATCTTGCAGGATGTTAAGAGACTTGTTATCCACGTTCGGATACTTGCCGTTCCACTCGATGTCGAACTCAATCTCCGCGCCTTCTGTGAATTCTGGTTCATCCCATCCGTACCCGTACCATTCGTCATCTCTTCCTTCTTCTTCAATGCACAAGCTGTACATTAGGTTATTGTTTTTGCCTACTTCTTTACTGGTTATCTTTGCAACGAAACCTATTACATGGTCACTCATAATTACTCACTTGTTTTAGTTTTGAAACTGCATCCCATAAGGAACGCTTTGTCTTGTGCTGCTTTGGTTGTCCTACCTAAGTGCAGGGCAATATCATCTATGTACATATCTTTGTGGTGTGCCAGCATATACTTCATGTCAGCTAATGTCCAGCGTTTCTTTACTGCCCCATCCTGAGGAGGTAGATGCATGCTGTGATTGACATCACGAGGGAAATATTTGCTCCCTTGTTTAAGGCTCATAGTTGGTGATGTTATCGCTATCATCACACCCTGTATAGTCCACCTCTATCTTGAGGATGTTCAAGTCCTCAGTGATGATGCTCTCTAATGTACAGGCTATCTGGTTCACTGCGTACGTTGTCTGCCCATCTTCGAGCTTGACAGTACGGATAGCAGTACCATTCTGTATAGTTACAATCCTTGCGTATGGCATCCGACCACCTCTATTTCCCGTTGAAGGAATGCGTAGTCATACATGCATGGCGTGCATCCTGCTGCCTCTAAGTCTGCCCCGAGTATGTTCCAGTGCCCTAATATCTTAGTGGCATTGAAGTTCTTACCCACTGCCTGCTCAAGTCCCTTGTATCCACCTGTCGTTAACAGTTTTACTCTAGCCATGCTACTTACCTGCTGATGTTATGTCACCGAACAGAGCCTTCGCTGCGGCTACTGTGTCATGCTCTATTACATGGACAGGTGCTTGGTCGCTACCATCACCCGTTGTCTGCCATGTGGTCTTGCCATCACGATGCAATTGAAATACGTTATGACCTTGTGCTACCCGTATGTGCTGTGTTTTAAATTTCATGTTATGTCCTCGAAATCACTATGGTCTGTACCCAATACAAATAGGTACTGCTTTAAGTTCCACTGATGCTTGTTGCCTGTTGCCTTAGCTAAGCTGCTGCCTCGGATATACACACACTTGATGTGAGGTACGTCCTCCACTACATGCTTGACTGCCTTGAACTCAGTACCCAACGGGCACCCTACGAGTCCACTGTATCCATACTTGATTAACTTAACTGTCATTCGTTTAGCCATCAAACACCTCCGTGAAATACTGTATCTCTTCCCAGTTAGTCACGCCATTATCATCCTTGAAGCACGCATCAGCAGCTATGTCTGAGGGTGTGTACGTGTCAACGTCATTAGTTTGATACACCTTACCTATGGTAAAGGCACCGTTAGCAAACACTGAGCCTTGGTTACCGTTGAATTTAAAATGTCTAGCCATTAGAAGTGCCCACCATATTCACCACTAGGTTCACGCTCCTGTGATATTTCACGTAGCTTGGCTAGTGCATGGTCGTTGCCCGACTCAAAGCAATGGTCTGCCCACTCTAATTCTTCCGGGGTTAAGTTTTTATACGCCTCTTGTACTGCCATGTAACCTCCTATAAATATACATTGATGATACTATGCCTATGCTTGCGCCTGCACCTATAATGAGTGCTGACCACCAGCCCTGTGATACTATCAGGCTAACAGTTGCCACTTCCAATGCTGCCATGCACCAACACAACCAGAACGCAGACTTGTAGTTGCCGCCTATAACATTCTGATGTTGAAAACCCTTCATAAATACATACACAAAGCTAACAAAAAATTGTATCAATGGTATGTAACTAGCCATTAGTTACCTCTCTCAGCTGTGCGTTTAAGTAATGTATACGATTGTAGGCTAAGCTCCATGCCTTATCGCTTTTATGGTATGGTGTAGTCTTCTTTGACACCCTCCAATAACCACGCTTAAAATATATGTGAGGCTTAGCCATCTGTCCACTCCGTTATCAGTTGGGTGTAATCAATACCATCCATGTCGTATGGTGGCAGTGGTACACATGTCTGTTCAGCTCCTGTACCCCAGTTAGGTTCCCCTATCTTAACGCCTATGCCGAGTGGCACATTGAACTCCACGTTGTACACTTCCTTGAGGTAGTGATACACACACGTTGTAAACGCATGTAAGCTATAGTCCCTGAACTGTCTGTGTTCATCCGGGTGTACCTCAGATATAACTGAGTCATGGATTGTGTTGACTAAGAAGGACTCCATGTTCTTCATAGCATGCCACATGTACACCACTGCTATCGGTATAATCTCAGCCGTTGCAAAGTGCTGGACTGGGTAGTTCTTTATGTTCGTGCTGTTCTGTACGTACCCATTGTGCCCCATGTGACACTCAGGAAAGAAGAAGGTAAACCCATGAATCATGTTCACTTCTTTAGTACGCTGGCACCTATCTATCCATCCCTGCTGTGCCTTGCTTATGCCTGAGTAATGCTCACCAAACCATTTGTAGTATGCCATCTCTCGTTCAGTACCCATCTGTCCTCCGAACAACGGCTTGAACGTATGAGGCTTAGCATCTTGCCGCCATCCCTCCACCTCAGGGTCATGTGCTGCATGCTTACGCTTGAACTCTTCCAATGGCATGTCATGTAACACTGATGCAGTGTCAGCATGTACGTCAAGGTTGTTAACGATAGCCTGCGTTGCCACTGGGCACTGACCTAAGAAGGCTGCTACCCTGAACTCCAACTGACTACCATCTGCTTCACCCATTGCCCATCCCTTCTTACGGGGTGTGAACAAGCACTTAAATTTTCTACTAAAGTTCTGGAACTGCACCGACTTCATGATGTCCTTACCCTTCTCATCCTTGAGGTGTGTGAACACTCGCTTGATACCGCTACTACTCAGCCTATGTGTGGTTGTTACACACTGGTTGAACTTGGCATACAGTACACCGGGTTCTATGTCATCACGCTTGTCAGTTGCTACCCCATGGAAGAACAATAAGTTCTTACCTACCTCAGCGTTATACCTGCTGTACTCCTTCTTGAGCTGAACAAACTTACGTTGCCTAGCATTGGTTGCCTTGAGTGCCAACAAGTCCTCAGTACGTGTGCTGTATATAGGTGTTCGGTTCCTACCCTTGCCTTTAAACTTGGGCTTGAACTTCAACTCCTCATAT